GTCGTGAAGACTTTCCCAATCCGCGCGCCGTTCTACCGTGTGCGTTCAGTAGTGGCAACTGCAACGACTACCGTTGCTGTCCTCGCCAACTTCTCCTGAAAGTAGGAAATCATGGCAACTGGCACTCAGCACATCTTCGCCAAGGCAAGTCTTTCGCTTGGTCAGAAACTTGCGAATCTTGGCACTGACACTTTGAAGTGCATGTTGCTTGCAAACGTCACTTCGATTGCCTCTCTAGTTCAGACCGCGCAGTTCGTTTCGGACGTTGTTGCGGTCAACACCGAACTAACCACTGCTGGTGGATACACCGCTGGTGGAAACACGCTTACTGGTCAGGCATGGGCCACCACTGCCGCTAACTCGTGGGGTACTGCTGCTGCGGTCACTACTGCGTACACGGTCGGTACGGTTGTTCGTCCTGCTGCTGGCAACGGCTTCTTGTACGTTGCCACAGTGGGTGGCACGTCTGGTGGTGCTGCTCCGACTTGGCCGACCACTGTTGGCGCAACGGTCACTGACGGTACGGTGACGTGGCTGAATATTGGTTCAGCGATCACGGCCCTTACTGCGACCACTCCCGCATGGACTTCTGTGACGACTGGTTTCACTTCGTACTACGCGGTTTACTACGACTCGACTCCTGGTACTGCCGCGACAAACCCCGTTCTGTGCTACGTGGATTACTCCGGTACTCCGCAGACCGCAAACAACGGTGGAACCATGACCGTGACCTCGCCCAACCCGATCTTCTGGGTTCCTGCCTCGTAAGGGTGATGCTGTATGGCAATCACCACGAGCGATGGGTACATTGCTGCAACGAAGCAACTTATTACTTATCAAAAGCCAACCTTCGTTACTACCGTTGCGGCTACTGAGTTTGCCACTGTGCAACTTCCAGGTAACCCTGGTGCGCCTGCATCCGTTGTCTTCACTGGTACGCCAACTGGACAAATCATTGACGATACGGTTGCAGGGTATCCACCGATTAACACTTTTGGTGGTGGCAATACCGGCTACCTCACTCGTGTCATGGGTGGGTATGGGCAAATCGGAAGAATGAAGATTTACGACATTCTTTTTGGTGTCAATATTTCTCTTCTTACACTTGCCACAAATACCCTAAGTGGTCAGCCGTCTTACTCTGCTCGTGTTCCTGGTGGAACAGACTTTTCTAATCTGTCCATCATTGCGTGGGTTACAACCGCAGTGTCAGCGACGGCTACCACGTTGCAGGTGAACTACACGAACCAAGCAGGCACAACTGGTCGAGCATCTGCCACAACCTCGTCATTGTCTGGTTTTTCAATCCACCGCATTGTGCCGATTTCTCTTCAATCTGGTGACAGTGGTGTTCAGAAAATCGAGTCCGTGACGGTCGGTGGAACCGTGGCGACTACTGGTGTAGTGAACGTGTGCGTTGTTCGACCATTGTGGCAAGGCAGGTTTCCTCTGACAAACGCTGCTGTTGCTGACACGATTGACAAGACTGGTATGCCGCAGGTGTTTGACACTTCTGCACTTTTCATTACAACCGTTCCCGACTCCACTGCTGGTGGTATTTCTGATTTCCAGATAGAGATTGCGAACGGGTAATGGCTATCACAACGGGCGCTCAATACGCTGCGGCAGCCAAGCAGATCATCAAGTGGTACAAGACCTCTTCTGTTACCACTGTTGCCCAAAGAAGTTTTGTCAACTTCACTACAACTGGTGACCCTGCTGCGGGTACTGCGGCATTCGCTACAACCCCTGGTCAGGTTCCTACGGATGCCGTTACAGGCTTCCCTCCCATTGACTCTTTCGGTGCTGGTAATACTGGATACCTCACCCGAGTACACGGTGGTCCTGGCGTTGCGGGGTTTGTGAAGATTTACGATCTTCTTTACGCCGTCAGCGTCCCTCTTACTGCGCTTGCCACAACGACGATCACCACGCCGCCTTCATACGCTGCGCGAGTGCCCAACACTGATTACTCAAACCTTGAACTTTTCTCATGGGTTACTACTGCTGTATCGGCAACTGCTACTACTGCCACAGTTACTTACACAAATCAGGCGGGAACAACGGGAAAGTCAGCAACAGCAGAACTTTCTAGTTATAGTGGTTTGACTCTTCACCGATGCCAGCAGTACCAACTTGCCTCTGGCGATTCGGGTATTCAAAAGTTGGAGTCAGTCATTGTCGGTGGAACTGTTGCTACAACTGGCGTTGTTAACTTTTGTGTTGGTCGCCGCTTGTGGAGTGGTAGGGCAATGGTCGGTGAGGGTACTATTCCCATCCTCCCCAATCACGGCCCTGGCGTTACTGGTATGCCGATTGTGTATGACACTTCCGCATTGCTTTTTGTTTACAATGCAGACTCGACTTCTACTGGCATTACGGACTTTTCTTTAGAAATCGCTAACGGGTAGGCCCACAATGGCGCTACCTCTTGGCAACCGAATCACACCATTTGATCTTGATGCCGTCTTCTTTCCGGTTGGAACTTTCAGCCCCACCACTAACGCGAAGGCCGTTGTTGGTCAGTGGGTTTTGCCACAATCAACTTCTGTCTCTGGAACCGTCACTCCGGTTGGCGAAGTTGTTTCTGTCATTCCGAACTCGACAACGGTTACGGGTGTCAGCAGTGGCGCAACAAACGGCACAGTTACGCCGACAGGGATTGTTATCGCGGTAGAGCCAAATGCCACTACCGCCACGGGGTTGCAGCAAGGCACAGTAACCGTCACTGGTCTGCCAGTTTTTGTTGACCCGAGTTCGACAAACGCGGTCGGTCAGGGCGCAGGGACAATAACTGTTACCGGCGTAGATGTTCCGGTTATTCCTGGTCAAACAACTTCTGTCGGAAGACAGCAGGGAACGGTAACTCCTACTGGAATCGTCATTCCGGTCGAGCCAGCGGTTTCAGGGGCCGTAGGACAGTCTCAGGGCACGGTTGCTCCCACAGGGACACCCGTACACGTTCAACCCGCCACAGACACCGTTTTGGCCCTGCAACAAGGCATTGTCAGCCCCACCGATGCCCCGATTGCAGTTATTCCTGGCTCGACTAGTGCAACGGGAGTTTCTTCTAGCCCGACAAATGGAACTGTTACGCCTACCGGCCTTCCAGTTTTTGTCGAAGGTGGAACAACTTCTGCGGTAGGACAAAACGCTGGAACGGTCAGTGCGATCGGCATTCCTGTTCCGGTCATTGACAGCACCACAAATGTGCTCGGAATCCTGCAAGGTGTAGTCACATCGAGCGGCCTACCGATTTCTGTCATTGACGCTTCAACAACAGTAATCGCTGTTCAGCAGGGAACAGTTTCTCCGGTCGGCCTTGATGTTCCAGTCATCCCGAACCAAACAACCGCGACTGGTAGCACTGTCACAAACGGAACGGTGTCCCCTGTTGGGATTCCAGTAGCCGTTCAACCGAACTCGACTACTGCAACTGGTCAATCGCAGGGAACCGTTGCTCCTGTTGGTGAGCCAGTTCCAGTCTTTGACAATGCGGCAACTGTTCTTGGTATTCAACAAGGCGTTGTCACTGCTGCTGATGCACCTATCGTTGTTATTCCAAACAGCACTAGTGTCAATGGCGTATCGAGCAACCCCACAAACGGAACCGTTGCTCCCACTGGACTCCCCGTTACCGTCGTTCCAGGCTCTACGGCGGTAGCGGGGCAACAAGTAGGCTCCATTTCTCCTGTTGGCGTTCCCACTCCTCGCATCCCCAATACGGATACGGTGACTGGTCAGCAACAAGGAGCCGTTGCACCCACTGATGCACCCGTCGCAGTTGTGCCAAATCAGCAACTCGTCGTTGGTGTTCAAAGTGGAACCGTCACTGTTGTTGTTGACGTAACGCCGGTCATTCCTGGTTCGACAACGGTGACGACGGGGACAGTAGGGGTTGTCACTCCGAGTGGAATCACTACCCACGTCATTCCTGGTAGGGACACGGTTACCGGCGCACAGCAGGGCGTGGTTTCTGGTGGCGGTCTAGTTATCTCGGTACTTCCTATTATTTCTGCCGTCATTTCTCAGCAAGCGGGAACGATTACCTCAACGGGTGACCCAATCCCTGTTGTACCGAACTTCGCTGCACTCTTTACAGGGCACATGAACTTGCCTTATATGGATGCCACGCTCATCCGAGTTCACGGTGTTGGAGCAAAAACTGACGTTTCAGCAGTGAAGAGTTCCGATGATCGAGTGGCGTCAAGTGGTATAACCAGAGTCAGAGCGGCAGGAGATTCGAACCGTGTTAGCACTTCTGGGGCAGCAACGATTGTGGATGGAGAGTAGTCATGGCTGACATTGTGATTCGGCAGGGCGATGAACTCCCCATTGTCCAGCGCACAGCCTCGCAGGGGAGCACCGTCATTGACTTGACTGGTGCAACTGCTCAGTTTGTCATTCAGACACTTGCCACAACGCCGGTCGAACTACTGCGTCAAAACGCAACGATTGTCAACCCTGCAACGAGTGGCGTTCTGCAATATGCGTGGACGACTACGGACACTGCCACAATCCCTGCCGGTGTTTACGCTTCCTACTTCGACCTCACCTACACGGGGTCAAAGAATCTGAGAGTTCCAAACGACGGTTTCATGTCGCTGCTCATTACTTCTCCTGCTCTGGGATATGCGACTTACTCCGGTGACCCATCTGCCAGGAAGATTGACGCCGTTCGTTTCATGGTGGGCGACACGGATATGTCTGCTCCGTTTTGCAGCGACAGCGAGATTAACTACTTGCTCACCGAGACAGCACAAGAGCCATACGCTGCTGCTGCAAATCTTGCAGAACAAATCGCCGCTCGATACAGCGGTAAGGAAGACAAGGTTGTTGGTCCGTTGCGTTTGATGCACGGGCAAATGGCGCAGCGTTACTACGATCTTGCAAAGTCAATCCGTGAACGTCGCCGTCGTAAGACTGGTTTCACGGTGCAAATGACTCAGACCACCGACACTCATATGTTTGGCATTGGTCAGTTCGATTACCCTGCACCGATTGACTCAGCAGGCAATCTTTTGAACGCCAACGTTTCTTCTTACACATGGGGGGCGACTGACTAATGGCAATCGGTGACGAGTTTGATGAACTCATGCTTCACCGAATCACGGTGACGAGTTTTGCAGGCAAGGACAAATACGGTCGTGACACGGTTGGCTCAAACTCTCGTGTCTACAAATGCTTGCTCACGGTGCGAGAAACGAAAACGTCAAATGCGGGTGGCGTAAATATCTCGATGCAAAACGTGGCCTACATCAAGGCTATTCCTATCGGTGGCACAGTTCCGGTGGACATTGACGAGAAAGATCAAATCATCGTGACTTCTCCCGCTAACTGGCCTCAGCGTCCACTCGCGTCAATCAGTCGGAACTATGACACTGACGGAACACTCCACAACATTGAAGTGGGGTTCTCATAATGCCTATTGACGGTTTCACGCTAAACACCGAGCGGTTGCAAAAGCAACTTGAACGGTTCAAGAAAGAGGCTCTTCGTGAACTCGACCAAGAAATGCACAACAGCACGGAAAGGGTTTTCGACCACTCGCAGATTCTTGTACCAGTGGATACCGGCGCACTTAAAGCGACTGGAACTCTTTATCGTAACGGTGACCGTGACTATTCAGTTGAGTATGGTGACCCTGCTGCTACTAATGGCGTTGGTGTTGATTACGCCGCCGCAGTTCACGAAATCCTCCGCGCCCGTCACGAGCCACCCACCCAAGCAAAGTTTGTGGAACAACCGCTAATCGAGGAATCACATTCTTTGCCAGAGCATTTGGCCGGAGCAATAGATAAAGCGAAGGCGAAGGTGTTCAAGTAATGATGGTCGAACTGCTAGGTGATTACCTAGACGCAAATGGCACTTTGTCATTCCTCAACTTGCCTGCCCCGAGTGGCGACACTGTTGGCAATCTGTTCCTTTACGATTTGCCAGAACTACCGGATAACTCAGTTGGCCTATTGCAATACGGTGGAACTCCACCGACCGAGACATTCGGTGTGCCGCTGCTTCAAGAGCACCCACGTCTGCAAGTCACCGTTCGACACTCAGACATTGCGACGGCATTTTCTTGGTCCTATTCGATCATGCAAGTGCTAACCTCCATTAAGAATCAGACGATTGGCGGGGTTAGGTTTCTCCGAGTCAGAACCGTTTCATCGCCTTTTGAGATTGGCCCAGACGCAAAGAATCTGGAACGGGTAATGACAAACTACGAGGTCAGTAAGGAAATGGGATGACACCTCCTAAGAGCAAGGCAGAAGGCAGTACCGAATATCGCTCCCTCGTGGGTCACGCGTATCCGTCAACCGTCACGGGCGAGGAAGTCGAAGTTGCAGCCGGTGGGACATTCTCAGATATGTCTGCTTCATCGGTCGAACTTGAACTGCGGGACGGAAAAATCCAACTCGCAAGTGACCCTTGGCCCTTGCCCGATTTTGTCATGGCAAGCATCGAGGCAAATGAAAACATTCCGCCAGCACTGGTGGTTGAACCCGTTGTCGAAGAGCCTGCTCTTGACACGCCCACTGTTGAGACAGTAGAAGCACCCGTAGAGGTTGCCGATACTGTTGTACTACCCGATGCACCACTTACCACTCCTGACAACTCTGAGGCCACTTCTAGCCCCGCCACTGATGCCATTGAAGGGAGTGTTCCGTAATGGCTGCTGTGCATGGTTCCAATGCCGCAGTTCTTGGCAATGGTTACGACCTCTCTTCATTCCTGAATAGCGCGTCGTGGACCGGAAGCCGAGACAAGTCGGAAACAACAACTTTTGGAAAAACGTCCAAGACGTACATTCCAGGGTTGAAGGATTTGTCTGTTTCTCTCGCCGGTATTTTCGACGGTGTTGTGGGGGCAGATGACGACATTTTCACGCAGGTGTTTTTCGCGGGAACAAAAACCTATTGGTCATATGTTCCTGCCGGATGCACTGTCGCTGCCTCTTTCGGTAACCCTGCTTACTCATGGGATGCAATCCAAAGTGAGTACGCGATTAACACCGATGTTGGCAACGTTTCGTCAATCACTGCAAAGTTGGACATGTCGGATGAAGGTGGAATGGTCCGAGGTTTTGTGTACTCGCCGTTCAACAACTCGACTTCTCCTACCGCAAGCATTGACGGTGTGGTGACAAGCACCACAAACGGCGCGTACCTGAGTGTTCACGCCACTGCTGCAACTTCACTTGTTGTCACCGCAAATGACAGTGCTGACAACTCTTCGTTCGCCGCAATCGCTGGTGGAAGTATTTCGGTTGCGTCCGGTCGTTCTTCACAGCGATTGTTCTTGCCAGGAACCATTCGCCGTTACACCCGAATCTCATTCACGGGAACGGGAACTTTCGTTGCAATCCTCAGCCGAGTCTGATTAGGGAGTGACTACAAATGGCTGCTTCACACGGTTCTAAGGCCGCAATCAAGTTGGGGTCGCAGGCTTTACCGTCAACTCTCGTTGACTACTCGACGTACTTCTCAAACTTCACGGACACGCTTACCCGTGACAAGGCTGAGACGACCACGTTCCAGAAGACGAGCAAGACGTACATCACTGGTTTGAAGGACGGCACGATGAGCGGTGAACTTCCGCTCGACGCTGTGATTGACCAGATTCTTTGGGACATTTACAACACTGGCACTGCGGTGAACTTTGAGTATTACCCAGGTGGCATTGGTGCTGGTCTTGGCCCTAAGTACAGCGGCAGTGTCATCATCGAGACTTACGATGTTGGCTCGACTCTTGGTGACAACAACACCTTGAAGGTCAACTTCCAGATCACCGGCGACGTAACTCGCGTTGCTCAGTAACAACTGACACTCAGAGGTAGGAGTTTGAAATGTCTGAAACGAACATTGACGAGACGGTAGTGGACGCTGTTGTTGAAACTGCGCCTGTTCCCGTGGGTACGGCAACTGCATCAGTTCGCATCATCACCTTGAAGGATATTCTGGCTGCCGCTGACGTAAGCGAGCAGACGGTCGAGGTTCCTGAGTGGGGTGGTGCAGTTGTCGTCCGTTCGTTGACGAAGCGCGACATGGACATTATTCGCAAGCAGGCAACGGTGAAGGACCAGTTTGGCGAAGACACCGTTGACACTGATCTTGTCGAGAAGTTCTCGTTTGTGGCAGGCATGGTGGACCCGAGAGTTTCCGAGGAAGAGTACGAAATCTTCAAGGACAAGTCGTTCCTCGTGGTCGGACGCATCCAGCAAGCCATTCTCGGTGCTTCCGGTGAGGTCAAGGAGGCAGTGAAGAAGGAAGAGCGCCAGTTTCCTGTTTGATAACAACAAGTTCGCCCTCTTCTTTATAGCGCAGGATTTAAAGATGACGGTCGCAGAGTTGTTAACAGGAGTGAAGCAGCCGCTTTCGAACAAAGAGTTTGTTGAGTGGCAAGCGTTCTACGCGGTCAAAGCGCACTACGAGGAACAGGCTTCTAAGAAGTAGCCACGATGGTTTGGGAGGGTCGAGGGTATGTCTGCTGACTACACAGTAAGCGGTCGGGCTACCCTCGACGTTCTCAACTTCATTCGGAACCTCGATAAGTCAATCGCAAAGTTGACTGAGACTGACAAGGCCGTAAGAAAACTCGACAAGGACATTAAGGAACTGTCGGGCAAGCGTGTCGAAGTCGAAGTTGCAGCCGACACTAAAGAACTTGAAAAGTTGAAGGCCGAACTCCTTGCGGTTTCGAAGATGAACCCCAAGGTGAAGGTAGATGTAGACACGAAGGCAACCGATAAGGTCAAGAAAGACTTGGGCGTTATCGAGGGTCTTATGAAGAAGTTGCGTGACGCGGGTGGAGGAAATGCCGGCCTTGGCATTCTCTCTATGGGTCAGGCAGCATTCTCCGCCGCTGGAAGTTTCCTCTTCGCTGGCGGTTCCGCAATGATGATGGTGAGCGGTATCGCTGCATTGGTACTCGCAGCAGCCGCAGCCATTGGCCCCATCCTGGCTCTAGCAGCAGCCATAGCGGGTCCGTTAATCCTTGCTATGGGTGGACTAGCAGCATTCGCAGGCGTGGCGTTTGGCGCGATCATGGGCATGAGTTCCCAGAGCGCAAAATACGCGAACCAGCATAAAGCCAACGCTGCAACAAACTCCGCGGCATGGCAAAAAGAGCAGCAAGCACTACAAGCGTATGCACAGAAGTTGCAAGCGTCATTGACCGCAGCACAAACAAAGTTGAACTCTTACAAAGCAACTTTGGCGGGATTGCAAGCGGCGCACTCCAACATGCAAAACGCTGTTGCTGACCCGTTGAAGTCATACGGTGATATCAGCAACACACCAGTTACTCCGATGAACCCGCAGATCGTGAGTAACCTCATTGGCCTGCAATCTGCGTACAACGATGTTGTTTCGATTTTTGGAAAGAACTCGTTGCAAGCAGTTTTCGCTCAGGACCAGTTGACCGCTGCACAGACTCAGTACGATGCCGCACTGAAAGCGTCAATCCCTACAAGCGACTCGATCATCGCCACCATGCGTACACGGTTGGCGACCATCAAGCAGTTTGCAGCAGACCTCACTACTTTGCGCGGCATGGGGTTGAACAAGAACACCCTTGCAAGCATTCAGCAAGCGGGGCCAGAGCAGGGTGACGCACTCGCCAAGGGTTTGATTAACGGTGGTGGGTCAGCAATCACCACTACTAACGCCTTGCAGAAGAGTATTGACTCCGTTGCGGATTCTCTCGGCAAGACTTTCGCTGATGCTGCATATGGAAAGCAGATCGCCGCTACCTCTGCAAAGGTAAACGAGCAGCAGAAAGTTGTTGACGGTCTTACTGCAAAGTTGAAGGACGCCAACGCCGCCATTGCTGCACACGCAAAGTTGCAACCGCAAGCAGCAGCGGGAATCCAAAAGACCAACGACACTTTCATGGGTCAGCAGATCATCCTCGCTGCACTCACACCCGCACAGCGAAAGTTCTACGAAGGTTGGCAGGCGCTAAAGAAGGAGTTGAAGGACTTCTCTAACGCGCTCGCTCCCGCAGTGCTTGATTCGATCATGGCGTTTTTCAAGATCGTTGGTCCGATTTTGAAGCCGCTTGCTCCGGTCGTTCAGTCTGTGGCTAAAGCAATGGGTGTACTCGCTGACTACATTCTTCAAATGACGAAGAGTGCAGACTTCGCTGCGTTTATGAAGGACATGGCCTCTAGTGCTGGCTCCTTCATTTCGCAGGGTGGCATTGCGATGATTAACTTTTTCCAGGGCTTGATGAACCTCCTTATGGCCTTCCTCCCAATGGGGAAGACGGTCGGTGACAGCGTTACCGATATGAGCAAGAAGTTCCTTACGTGGTCACAGCACTTGGACAAGAACAAGGGCTTCCAAGACTTTATGAAGTGGGTCAAGGAGAACGGCCCGAAGATTTGGAACACGATTGTTGACGCGATTAAAGCGGTCATCAAAATCATCTGGGCACTGCGCGATGCAGGCATGAAGGTATGGGGTGTCATTGACAAGGTTGCGGGGTGGATTAACGGACTCGATTCCAAGAACCCGAAACTTTTCAAGACACTCATCACCGACGTAGGAATCTTCGCCGCTTTGCTTGGCCCTGTGATGATTATGCTCGGCGGTATCTCAAAGTTAATGTCTCCGGTCATTGGTGGCGCGAAACTTTTTGGTTCACTTGCTATGGCCGCTGGCGGTCACGAGTTCAAGGATGCTAAGGGCACTGTGAAGGTCGGTGCTGCCATTGGTAAGAAGATCGGTGAGAGTGGAGCATTCAACCGCCTAAAGGCCGCTGCAAAGGGCGACAAGGGCTTTATGACCGCAATCGGTGACGGTGGTAGTGGCAAGATCACGAGTGGCTTGAAGAAGGTCGGTGAAGCCGCCAAGAAGCACATTGGATTTGTGGTCGAGCATCTAAAGACGGGTACGAAGTGGGCACTTGAACACGGTAAGTCCATTGCTACTACGGCTGCTCACTACGCTGCTCTCGGTGGAAAAATCGCGTTTGCCCTTGCGAAGCAACTGCTACTCAACGCAGCCGGTATTGCATGGAAGGTCATTCAAGCAACCGCTACCGCGTTGCAGTGGTTGTGGAACGTGGCAATGGACGCTAACCCCATTGGTCTGATTGTCATTGCTATTGCGGCCCTCATTGCCGGACTCGTATTGTTCTTTACAAAGACAAAGATCGGTCGAGAAATCTGGGCTAAGTTTGTGTCGTTCTTGAAGGTTGCATGGCTTGGGTTCAAGGCTGTGTTCCATGTAGTCATTGACGCAATCGTGAAAGCATGGAACTGGTTGTGGCCTGTACTGCACAAGGTCATCCAGGTCTACATCGCTGTGTTCAAGGTGTACTGGAAGATTCTTTCGACAGCGTTCCGAGTTGTTGTTGACTTCATTAAGGATTACTGGTCAACGGCATGGGGAATCATCAAGAAGGTGTTCCACGTAATCGTTGACTCGATCACAACTTACGTGAAGGTGTGGGGCAAGATTTTCTCAGCGGCGTTTAGTTTCATTGGAAAGTTGTGGAACCCGCTGCTTACCTCATTTGTGCATATCGCCAACGCGATCATCCGAGTGTGGAACGCAACTATTGGAACAATCTTTAACAAGAAGTTGCAGACATTCTCGATTACCACGGACGGCAAGATTTACTACGGTAAGCCACCCGCTGTTGCACAGACTGGAACGCAACTTGGTCAAGCGACTGGTCAAGTTCCGAAGTACACGGATACACCGAAGAAGACAGCAACGCCTCCTGGTTACGTTCGACCGACCGCTTCGCGTGGAGCAAACGTTACGATCAGTGCGCCGGTTACTATTCACGGTGTTGACCCGAACAACACCGAATCGGTTAAGGCCGTAGTCAAGCAAGCGCACGACGAAATGCTTTCTCGACTTGTCACTGAAATGCAAGGAGCGTAGTCATGGCAGCGACGATTTACGCACTACGGCCTGCTGGTTACGCTGTTCCAGTTGGCGGTGCTGTCGAGTCATACGCTGGCGGTGCTACTAGTGCATGGCAGGCATCGAGCGACGGTGAAACGAACCTCGCCACCGTTGCTGGTGGTACTACTTACGCTGGTGCTGGTGTTGCGGGTTACGAAGGCAATATCACTTACGCCACTAACAGCACTGCGTTTCGTCTTGCGTATCAGCAATCCGTCTACATGACCCTTGGCGCAATCCAGTGGAACACTGCTACTCAGTCACCGTCGCGTGTGCGGGTCGGGGTAAGGCGCTCAGTTGCCACTAATGGTGGCGCTTACGGTGTAGCCATTTGGGTTGGAAGCAACAAGATGGACCTTGGCGGTGAGGCCGGTGAAGATCAGGGCCACACTATTACTGACACTCCGTTCCTGAGCGGTTGGCAAACACTCGACCCTTCCGGTAACCCGTGGACTAACGCTTCTATCGCGGCGTTGCAAGTTCAGGTTTATGACTCTGGGCGAACTGCTTCTCTTGTTCGGCCATTCATCTATGAGGTTTGGGTAGAAGTTGATGCTCCACCGCCACCCACCATTGACCTCATCACGGTAACGCCTGGAAACTCTGCGATTCTTTCTGCTCGATGGAACAACACTGGTTCTGCTGTTGGTTCAACACAGTGGTTTAAAGTTTATAAAACTGCTGATGTTCTTGTGTACGGCACAAAGTTCAACCCTAGTACATCAAACGTATTGGCTGTTTGGGACTCTGGTGCAGTGCAGATGAACGGCGGCTCTGCTAACCCAGGCGATATCTTCACTGCTACTACAACGTCTGTTCTTGAAGACAACGTTTCGTACACTGTCTATGCCGCTGGAACTGACGGTGTTACATGGTCTTCGTGGTTCTCCGCTGTTTTCATTAACAACTTCATTTCACTTCCTGCGCCGACAATCTCGCCTTCGTGGAATGTGGCAAACGGGTATGTGGACATTACGACGTACCACCACTTGAACCGCATTGTGGGAAACGACTCGTACACAAACACAAACTGCTTGCTTCCTGCTTCAACCGAAGTTGTTTCTGGCTTGTATGCCAAGGAACTAACGCCGCTCGCTCCTGGTGCTGCCGACGCGTTGTGGGCGGGTACGGGGAACTCTGCTGGAAAGTTCACGGTCGGAGCAAACTACGTTATCTCCACCGTGTTCCGTATGCCGAGTGTGACTCAACCTCGCGCCGTTCGTCTCGGTGTCTCTTGGTATGACAACACTGGAACGATCATCGGTACTGAAACTTTTGGCAAGTGGATTTTCGCGCAGCAGATTTTCCAACCATTGTCTGTTGCGACTACGGCTCCTGCTGGTGCTTACACGGTGAAAGCCCGTGTTGCATTGCAGCAAGCGTATGGAACAAGTCTTCTCGCTGCCAGCGCCGCACGAGTTGACACCTTCTTAGATGTGTCTGGTGGTTGGACAGCAACTACTAACTGCACATTGGGAGCAGGCGTTAACTCTTACAGCGGCGCAGGGCGTATGACTATTTCTTCCACTACTTCGGGCGCAGTAAAAGCGAGTACATCTACGTTTATGCCAGCGTTCGCAGGCGGAACCTATTACGCCGAAGGATTCTTTGGTGCAAACACAACTGCCCAAACGGTGACACTAGGAATCGAGTTCTTCAACTCAATCGCAACATCTTTGGGTGTTGTCACTTGTGGTAGCGCCTCCGACGTTGCTGGTGGTTACACAAAGATCAGTGGAAACGCAGTTGCTCCTGCTAACACAACGCAGATGAAACTTGTCATTTCATTTACTGCAAGCGGCGCAGCAGAAGTGCATTACTCTGACCAGTTCGCAGTGTGGGAAGCGAACCTACTCACCGTTGACCAAGCGGGTGTTGAAACAGGCGTTACTGGTTGGGGAACTTCTACAAACTGCACGCCGACTCGTAACACGACAACATTCCGTACTGGCGCTGGTTCACTGCAACTGTCTTCCACCGCTGCTGGTGATATGGCAACGGCGAGTGATGCAACACCAGTTAAGCCAGTCATTGCGGGAAACAGTTACTACGTTGAGGGGTATGTCCGTACTGCTGTCACTTCGCGGCAGACGGATATCCGTATTGACTGGTACAACTCTGGCTTGACGCTCATCAGTTCTTCTTACGCGACCAACAACAGTGGAACTTTTGTCGGTGTGGCAGATACAACGACAGGCTGGACAAAGATCAGTGGTTTGGTTACTGCTCCTGCCCTTGCTGTGTTTGCTCGATTCGCGCCGTTTGTTAAATCCACTGGTGCAGCGTCAGAGGTTCATCTTTTTGATGACATGATTTTCTCTGCCTCTGGTGCAACAACAGAAAAGGTTCGATTCCTTACACCGACGATTGTTGCTGATTCCATTAACTCTTTGCGAGTTAACTACTGCGCGCAAGACCCGACAGAGTACCGATTCCTTAGTGGCACTGGAACGATTGCCGCTGCAACGTCCACCGTGGCATCGCCAAGCGGTTCAACTAGAGGGTTTAGTGTCACACACACCGCAGCGAACGTAGCCCCTCAGATTGGCGGCAATGGGCTTACAGGGGCAATGTATGGTCAACCGTTTGCTGGACTTGGCGTTGTTGCGTGTACCCCAGGCGAAGTTGTTTCTGCTTCTGCGATTCTTGCTTACGTTGCAGGAAACTCAACCCGACAGTGGCAGATCACTATTTCTGCATATAACGCGGCAATGGTTTCTACCGGAAGTAGTTCTGGAAGTTTGGTTACCGCAGACTCGACAATGACAGCAAAATCAGTGGTTAACGGATACACGATTCCTGCTGGTAGTGCTTATATGCGAGTCAACTTGACTAGCCCAAACACATTCGCCATTGGCGATACCACAGCCTTCTACGATGTGACACTTGAAACCGCTGCAACAGCGGGAACGGGATTCTCGCATCTTGCGAACAACTCTCTCGGCATGGATATGAAGAGTGGGTCATGCCTTAACGCATACGTCGCACCGAACTTGCAAGCGGGAACAATCGGAACACCGTACAGCACTAGCGCGTTTACAACGGTGACTCAGATTCAACATTCGACTGACGGCGCTACGTGGACTGATGTTCTCAATGACGCGTTCCCCTCGATTAACGTTTACAGCGATACAACGACAATGACGGTTGCTGCGTCTACCGAAGCATTGCAAGATCGTCAGGTTCCTCGCGCCGCTTCATCAGCAACGGTGTACTACCGCGCACGAGATATCATCTATCCTGACCCAACAACTGCACCGACGTATCCTGCTGCACTGAGCCAAGTATTTATGGTTTCAAAGTGGTCGCCGGTATCTAGCATCACCGTTACCAATGACGGTAAGTGGTATCTGCATGACCCGAGCAACTGGTCTAACTCATACGGTGTATGTGATGTAGCCGGTCCTGCTATTCAGCGTGGTCGCTCTCGTGCAACTGAGACGTACTACCCGATTGGTCGTTTGCAGAGTGGACTCAACAAGCCGGTCATTGTTTCTGCTGACTGGCAAAGTGGTGTGGATATGTCACTCAACTTCCAGACGTTCACCGAGTCTGACCGTCAGCGAATGTTGAAATGCCTTACCGCAAGCAAGACAGTTTTCGTTCTCGACCCGTTTGGTCGCACTTACGAAATCTGGCCCAAGGACATTACCGAGTCAATCGGTGGCACGAGTACACAGCCGTTCTTCATCACCACTCTTAGCGGGGTGGAAGTGTAATGGCATGGACTCCCTACGCTGGCGTAACTGTAAACACAAACACAGAACCATCACCCGAGTTTCTTATTGCCGCTCGTCAAAGTCACACCGTTGCAAACCGTGTCACATGCAACGGTGTCTCTTTGTTCCCCTCTGATGGAAGTGTCTCGATTGACGTAACTCGTGCGGCGCGTCGAACCGTGCGTATGACGATCAAAGACCCGTCTGGTGAGTTGACGGTGAAGAGTGCAGCATCACTACTTGCACCGTTTGGCAACGAAATCAAGGTTGAGCGTGGCCTGTGGCTTGATGGTTCAACCGTCGAGTTGCTACCAATGGGAGTTTTTGTCATTCAAACTTCTGAGGTAGAAGAGACAGCAGCCGGAGTGACGGTAACCATCACCGGCATTGACCGCTCGTGGTATATCTCTCGGAACCCTTGGGCAGTACCGTTCCAAACTCTTGCAGGACCGTCTGCACTAGAAGACACGATTCTTAATGCCGTGTTGAACCGTTGGCCCTCATGTCCTAATAACCTCGACAAAACTGGTCGTCTCATTAACCAGTTGACATTCGAAGCAGGTTCATCAGCAAATGCGTGGAGTGACCTTTACAACCTCGCGTGGAATGCTGGCTACTACCTTTACTTTGACGCAACAGGCGTTTTGCGGTTGAGAAGCAAGCAAGTAACAAACAGAACGACAAACTACTTGTACCAAGACGGTGCAGATGCGGTACTCAATCGCATTAACCGTGTATGGGATACCTCGACCACTTTCAACGGCATCATTGCTTCTTCGTCACACACCGATTTGCTCGCCCCACTGATCTTGACTATCTGGGACACTGACCCCACTTCACCCACGTATTACCTTGGCAAGTTCGGTAAGGCTCCAAAGTTTGTGGATATGCCAGCCGAAATGACTATCGGTGGAATGAACACAGCCGCTACTCTGCTACTGAAAGAGGAAACTGGTCAGTCCGAAGGGATTACGTGGGACATGATTGTTAACCCCGCACACGACGGTGGCGACTTGATCTTTGTGTCGCGCGCCGGTGTTGTTGACGGTGGACAGTTGTTCCAAATCCAGACGCTTGAAGTGCCGCTGATGACTGGTCAGATGACCGGAACGGCGAGGGCGGTCTGATGACTCAGCAGAATATTCGCAAGATCGCCAAGGTGGTCAAGAAAGCAAATACGCCACGGCAATACAACATGAAGCAGGGTGTTGTTCAAACGTTCACCGCAACGGACGTTCAGACCAACAGGAAGATTCCCGTATCAGTTGACGGTGCGGTTATCTACCTGAAATACCTTGCCTCGTACTTTCCCGTGGTTGGGGAGACAGTGTGGGTTGGGCCAACCCCTAACGGTTGGCTTATTCTCGGACCACTCGCAGGTAACGGTGGAATGAATGCCGCGTGCATTCTCTACCAAGCCATTGCTCAATCAGTACCGACAACAACAAACACGAACTTGACGTTCGATGCCGTTATCCATGACCCATATGGCATGTATAACGCGGGTGGTGCGTCAATCAAGTTGCCGCTTCCAGGTGGCATCTACCAGATCAACGCGACGGTGCAGTTGCCAGGAGTCAGTGTTGCTTCTGTCACTCGCCGCTTGTTTTACGTCACTGCTAATGGCACAGCAATCGGTGAGTCAGCACTTATGTCTCCGGCGAGCAACGCAGCCGGTCACTGGCTGTCTACATCTGCATTGTTCAAGTCAGTGGGTGGGGAACTTGTCACGGCTGGTATGTGGCAAGACACTGGCGCTGCAATGACTCCGGTTTTGGGAACGCAAACCCCACAACTGTCAGTCGCTCGCATTGGTAATGCGGCGTAGGAGAAATCTACAATGACAAGGAACCTAGAAGTGTTGAAGTGGTCATTTGCCGGACGCCCGTTCCGACCTTTCCACTTTTCGCTGTTTCTAGCGAACATCGTTATAACTTTGATGTTCTTGGGCGGCGACCTGATTGACATTCCTCTTGACGTTCATGTGAGTCCTTGGGACAACCTCATTGGACTTATGGCATTGTCAGGTGCGGCACTTATACTGGTGTCGTGGTTGATGCGAAAGGGCTTTGACTCTGCGGTAGAAAAGTGGAGTCTTTATCTATCTTTCGGAACATGGACTTCCTGTTTCACACTCTTCGCCTTAGAGCAAGAGTTCCATTCCCTCGGACTTTGGTTATCTGGCTGTTTTATTGTGATCGCACTTGGGCTATACCTTGCTCGTCTTGGGATGGACGATGGGGAAGAAAGGGGATGAGTGAAAGACTCCGCATGGGCGGCACTCATAGGGTTCGTGTCAGTGGCAGCGTTTCGTGCGCTCGACTACTTATTCCCAAGGGGACGGCATTGGACTTTTGTTGAGAGGTTCACCACCGCCAATACAACAGAAGACGAAAACGACGAAGCGCACGAAGAAAGGGTAGATGATTATGAGTAAGGCAAAGGGATGGATGGACTCATACAGTCCACAGATTCGGCACTTCATTCTGTTAGCGATTGCCGCGCTGATTGGCGTTGGTGGCTTCATCGTGAACCAGCACGTTCTCGACAACGTGATTCCGCAAAGTTGGGCATGGGTCATTCCAGTTTTTGGAAGCGCACTCACCTACGCGGCTGCATGGTTCACAAAGTTGACGGGTCAATACGGTGTTGGCTCGCATACCACTGTTGAGCAAGAACAAGCGGTTGAGGACGTTGCCGCTCAGGTTGCCGAGAAAGCAGTGAACACCGTGAAGAAGACCACTGCTAAGAAAACAACTACACCTAAGAACTGAGGTAATCATGGCACTGCAAAAGAGTGGGCAGGCTGTATCCAACACGCTCAAAAAGTTGCGCGACACACACGTTCACACCGCATACGGTTTCGGAATCCTGAACCACTGTCTTGCTGTTGCCACTCGTGCATGGCAAGTACCGGCTGGTCACTTCCAACCGTCTGCGATTGCAGCGTGGAAAGCGACACCGACAAAGCACCGTCACACTGACCCGAAGAAAGCGCCGGTTGGTGCGGTTCACTTCTGGGTTCGTCACGATGGAACTGGCTACGGCCACATTGCAACTCAGTCCGACGTGATTGGCTACGTGTGGACGACCGACAGCCCGATCATCAACGAAGTTGGGTTGCAGGCTCTCCCATTTTTCTCTAGCCCGAGCGGTTGGAACATGAAGTACCTTGGCTGGTCTGACTGGCTTGAAGGGTACGCACTTCCGGTGAAGGTGCTCCCGTACAAGAAGCCGGGCAAGTAAGCCATAAATCAGACGCGAGCGCCCTTTCTGGGTAGTTGCGTAACCGTCTAGCCGCCCAATCGCTCCTAGACCCCGTTCTAGGGCTTTTGGGTGAGTTAGAGGAAAGGGGAGGGGCGTGAGTGTAATGACGAAAGAACAAAAACGGCCATTCACTCTCTCGGGTCAACAATGGGAAGAAATGCTCCAATCCGCTGTTGCCTCCTATTGGGCGAATCGTGTGAAAAGAAATCGCATCGAGTCAGGGGATGAAAAAAGTGGATGGAAAGACTTGGATAGCAGTGGACATTTGCGTGCCGGTGGACGACCCGCAGGAAGCGCAGAACTCGGTAGCGAACCGATTGAAGAGCATGGGCTACGAAGTGTTGAATGATTACAGCGGTCGAGTCATCGCCGCCGACCCTGCAACATTGGGAATGGAAGCAATCGTCTAGCCCAAAAACGGAAAAGTCCCCGCGCCGCCACTAACACGGTACGGGGACTTTTCTGCATCCAGGGGAAGGATGAAAGGGTTCGCCACTTGGGATGGGTAGAACAGAACTACCTTTGCAGCCCCTAGAACGGGCCGCAAGCGGATGAACCTTGGAAGGTACATACCTTGGCTAGCCCACAGGAGACTTAACCCTCAGTTTGCGTTTTAGCGACTTGCCGTTTGCAACGGTCGCGGGGCAACGGGCATCGCTTCAAGTCCCTGACAGAACAAGCAATCCTCGCCGGTCAGGGTCCAAAGGTCGTGAACATCGCAGAAATACTTCTGGGCGAGAGGGTTCACTTCGGTACGAGTGTTGGTTGCCATGACGATTCACTCCCTTTCTTAAAGCCGTTTGAGAAACAAAGTTGAGTGATCTTTACACATGAAAGTAAATCGCGCAAGAGGGAGCGCCCCGCCCAGAAGCGTCAGCCGCCCAGCCCATAGCAAAAAGTCAAGATAAATCTCTTGCCACTGATGGGCGCACCATGCCCATTTTCAAAAATCGGCGGAAAGGTCAAAGGGGTGCTCTATCGGTAGTAGACATAGGA